CTTGGAAAGTTTCCTGATAAGAAGATCATCATGGGAACGCATACGGCATCGCTTTCAGAAGACTTTGGACGACGGGTTCGTAACTTAATTGAGTCCGATGAATACCAAGACCTCTTTCCAGACACGCGAATAGCAGACGACCAAAAGGCGGCAGGCAAGTGGTCGACCGGAGCGGGGGGTCAGTATTACGCAGCAGGTGTGGGTGGTGCTCTGGCTGGTCGTGGCGCTGATTTGTTTGTTATTGATGATCCACACTCTGAACAGGATGTTAAGTCTAACTCTAGACTAGCCTTTGATACAGCATGGTCGTGGTTCCAAACAGGACCGTTACAGCGTCTGATGCCGGGCGGAGCGATCATTGTTATTATGACTAGGTGGTCGTTGCTTGATCTGACTGGTCGTTTGGTAGAGTATCAAATAAGAAACCCCGAAGCGATACCGTGGGAGATTGTTGAACTGCCTGCCATCTTGCACCAAGATGAAGAAAACGAGAAGTCGCTCTGGCCTGAGCAGTGGCCGCTAGAAGCACTAAAGAAAACCAAAGCGTCGATCGACCCAAGATACTGGAACGCGCAGTACATGCAGCAGCCTACCTCGGAAGCGTCAGCCATTGTGGCTAGACGGCATTGGCGTATTTGGGAAAAGGACGAGCCCCCCAAGTGTGAGTACATCATCCAGAGTTGGGATACCGCGTTTGAAGCAAAGACCACCGCCGACTATTCTGCGTGTACGACGTGGGGTGTGTTTTATAACGAGGAAGAGCACGACGAGCCGCAAGTGATTTTGCTAGACGCCTTTAAAGACAGGATGGCGTTTCCAGAATTAAAACAAGTTGCACTAAAACATTACAAGGATTGGGAGCCAGATGCGTTCGTTGTGGAGAAAAAGGCAGCAGGTGCCCCGCTTATTCAAGAGCTCAGAGCAATGGGAATCCCTGTCCAAGAGTTCTCCCCCAGCCGAGGAAACGACAAGATCGTCCGCGTCAACGCTATCGCGGATTTGTTTACATCTGGTAAAGTCTGGGCACCAGACACCCGGTGGGCACGAGAAGTGATTGAAGAACTCGCGGCCTTCCCCGTTGGCGAACACGATGACTACGTAGATACAACATCCCAAGCCCTCCTGCGATTTAGGCAAGGAGGCTTTATTTCGCTCGACACGGATGATCGGGACGACAAACTTTTTGCACCGCGTAAAGCGGCATACTATTAAGGAGCCAAAATGGCTATTGACAAAGGCTTATACCAAGCCCCACAAGGTTTAGCATCACTCCCAGAAGAAGCGCCGTTAGAGATCGAGATCGTTGATCCTGAAGCAGTAAGTATTTCGGGTCCGGGGTTTGAGATCGAGCTTGCAAAAACAGAAGCTGCGGAATCGTTTAACGAGAATATGGCAGAAACGCTTGACGAGAGCTACTTAACAGAGCTTGCAGGCGAGTTGGATTCGGACATTACCAACGACAAAGGCTCCCGTAAAGATTGGGAAAAGTCATACGTTAATGGTTTAAAGCTCTTGGGTTTGCAGATCGAAGAACGAACAGAGCCGTGGGCTGGCGCGTGTGGTGTATTCCACCCCATGTTAACCGAAGCCGTTGTGCGCTTTCAATCTGAGTCGATCACCGAGACATTCCCAGCACAGGGACCAGTACGTACCAAGATCATTGGTAAAGAAACACCGCAAGTTAAAGAAGCCGCTGTTCGTGTTGAAGAAGACATGAACTACGAGTTAACCGAAGTAATGACCGAGTACCGCCCAGAGCATGAGCGCATGTTGTGGAGTTTGCCAGCAACCGGTTCAGCATTTAAGAAGGTGTATTTTGATCCCAGCTTGGGACGTCAAGTGGCGATGTTTGTGCCAGCAGAAGATGTAATACTGCCTTACGGTACTACGGACTTGGATACGTGCTATCGCTTAACGCACGTTATGCGCAAAACCAAAAACGACATTATTAAGTTGCAGCAAGGCGGGTTCTACATGGACGTAGAACTGCCTGACCCGTCCAAAACAACAGAGAATATTCAGCAGGCTAAAGATAAAGAGACCGGCTTTTCTGACTTAAACGACGAACGTTATACGCTCTACGAGTGCCATGTTGATCTGGTTATTGAAGACGACGAGTATTGCGACAAAGATGATGACGGCGAGCCTACAGGCGTAGCACTGCCTTACGTTGTTACCTTAATTAAAGACACCAACACCATTCTAGCCATTCGCCGTAACTGGAAAGAAGACGACAAGCTAAAACTAAAGCGTATGCACTTTGTGCACTACCAGTACATCCCCGGCTTTGGTGCGTATGGTTTTGGTCTGTTCCACTTAATAGGTGGCTTCGCTAAGAACGCGACAAGCTTGATGAGGCAACTCGTTGATGCAGGCACGTTGTCGAATTTGCCGGGCGGGTTGAAGTCCAGAGGTTTGCGTATTAAAGGCGATGACACGCCGATTGCTCCGGGTGAATGGCGAGATGTGGACGTAGCATCAGGAAACATACGCGACTCGATACTACCGCTGCCGTATAAAGAACCAAGCACCACACTGTACAATTTACTGAACACTATTGTTGACGAAGGCCGTCGCTTTGCTGCGACTGCGGATATGAAAGTATCCGATATGTCGGCTAACAGCCCAGTAGGTTCGACTCTGGCAATTCTTGAGCGTCAATTAAAAGTCATGACGGCAGTGCAGGCACGTATGCACTACACGTTAAAGCGCGAGTTAAAGCTCATCAAAGAACTCATACGCGACTACACCGACCCTAACTATGAGTACGATCCAGAGTACGGTACCAAGAAAGCCAAGCAAGAAGACTACGACAAGGTTGACCTGATCCCTGTATCAGACCCTAATGCTGCCACGATGTCGCAGCGCGTAGTTCAGTACCAAGCCGTCATTCAAATGGCACAGATGGCACCGGATATTTACAACCTGCCAGAACTGCACCGCTCGATGTTAAACGTCTTAGGTATTAAAAACGCAGAGAAGCTTGTGCCGTTGGAAGATGACATGAAACCAAAAGACCCTGTGTCGGAGAACATGGACATCATTCGTTGCGAGCCAGCAAAAGCGTTCTTCTACCAAGATCACGATGCGCATATCAAAGTGCACATGGCTGCTGCACAAGACCCAATGATTCAACAGTTAGTTGGTCAGAATCCAAAAGCTCCACAGATCATGGCGGCAATGTCAGCGCATATATCGGAACACGTTGCTTACGCATATCGTCAGAAGATCGAACAGCAGTTGGGTATGCCACTACCTCCAGAAGACGACAAGTTGCCACCAGAAATAGAAACAGCACTGTCGGGAATGATGGCGCAAGCGGCGCAACAAGTGTTGATGCAAAACCAAGCGCAAGCTGCACAGCAGCAGGCACAACAACAAATGCAAGACCCGATGTTCCAGTTGCAGCAGCAAGAAATGCAGATCAAACAAAAAGAAGTAGAGCTAAAAGAGAAAAAGATGATGACAGACGCTGCTGCCAAAGCAGACGAACTGCATTTGAAGAAAGAACAGTTGCAGGGAACCATGCAGTTAAAAGGTGTGGAGCTTGGTTTAAAAACCAAAGCAGAGCAAGCACGGGAAACTGCGGCAAACGAAAAAGAAGGACTGCGGATTGGTGCCGATATAGCCAAAACACGCGCAGAGCAAGCGATGCGCACTAATCAGAATAAAAAGGACACGACTAACAAATGATGGACGACTACTTCGCAAGCGTATTGCGCGACAAAATACGTAAAGATATGAACGATTACACAGACGACATGGCTAATGGAGTCTGTGCAGATTTTGCTGGGTATCAAAAACTCTGTGGGGTTATTCAAGGTCTTGCCCTCGCGGAGCGTCACTTATTAGACCTTGTTGAAGCACAACAGAAAGCTGAGGATGAAGATGAGCGAACTACTTTTGCCGCCGGGGATTCAAATGCCGGAGCCAATTCAACAAATCGAAAAGCCAAACGAGGAAATCCCTATTGAAGAAAGAGGCCGCGTGCTTCCTAGACCGCAAGGTTGGAAAATTTTATGCGGGGTTCCTGAAGTAACCGATACGTTTGAAAACTCGGACATTATTCGTCCAGAGATAGGTAGACGCGCAGAAGAAACAGCAACCGCTGTGTTGTTTGTATTAAAAGTAGGTTTGTTGGCATACAAGGACAAAGACAAGTTTGGTGAAGACTTGGTGCCTTGGTGTAAAGAAGGTGATTTTATTTTGGTACGTACGTATTCCGGTACGCGTTTCAAAATCTTTGGTCGAGAGTTCCGACTGATAAACGACGATCAAGTTGATGCTGTCGTGGATGATCCACGCGGAATTACCCGCGCTTAATAGGAGATACACATGAGTGAGTTTAAATTTCCTGACGAGGACGATGTACAAGTCGAGTCTCAACAGGACGATGCCGTCGCAAAGGATCAAAACGACGTCGAAATAGAAATAGTTGACGATACGCCTGCAAAAGACAGAGGCCGCAAGCCTTTGGACAAGGACGTAGAAGACCCTACCGACGACGAGATCGAGAATTACTCGGAAAAAGTACAAGTTCGTATCAAAGAACTGACGCATGCGCGGCATGATGAGCGCAGAGCCAAAGAAAACTTGTTACGTGAAAAGCAGGAAATGGAAAATCTGCTGTCGTACATGGCAGAAGAGAACAAAAAGCTTAAGCAAACCGTTAATAACGGCCAAGAGTACGTTATTTCTTCGGCAAAAGAATCCGCAGATGCACAACTTCAATCTGCTCGCCGTCAATTGAAGGATGCGCAAGAGTCTTTTGACACGGATGCTATAATTGCGGCACAAGAAGCACTTACCGATGCAAAATTGCGGTTGCAACAGGTGCAGAATTACCGTCCTACCCCTTTACAGGAAGATGTAGAACCTGTACAAAGTCAACAGTTACAGCAATACCAACAACCCGAACCGGTTGCCGACGAAAAGACGCTGCGCTGGCAGGCAAGAAACCAGTGGTACGGTCAACCCGGGTTTGAAGAATACACCAGCTACGCACTAGGGCTGCATCACAAGCTAGTCAACGCAGGGGTAGACCCGCGCACAGGGCAATATTTCGAGCAAATTGACGCTCGCCTCAAGAAAACGTTCCCCGAGTTATTCGGATCGAATGGCGATTCTACGCCAGAACCTACAAGTTCTGAGCCTTCAAGAAGCAAACCTGCATCTATTGTTGCGCCAGCGAGTCGCTCGACTGGGACAAGGAAAATCCAACTTACGACAAGACAATTAGACCTTGCTCGTAAATACGGATTGACACCGCAGCAGTATGCTGCCGAAGTAGCTAAATTGGAGAAATCAAATGGCTGAAAATCGTACACCTCGTGACGTAGTATCTCGTGATAAATCTGCTCGCGCAGTCTATGTTCCACCATCATCACTGCCTGATCCTACCCCTGAACCGGGCTGGGCATATCGTTATATTGCAACACATATTAACGGTACACCTAATCCAAACTACTCCTTACGTATGCGTGAGGGATGGGTTCCGGTCAAAGCAGCAGACCATCCTGAGCTTATGCTAGGGACAGATGCAAATGGAAATGTAGAACATGGCGGTTTAATTCTGTGCAAGATGCCAGAAGAAAAAGCGTATGCACGTAACGACTATTACTTGAAACAGTCGGAACAGAATGTTGAGGCAGTTGACAACACTTTCATGCGCCAGAACGACCCAAGGATGCCTCTGTTTAATGAACGGAAGTCCACAACGTCTTTTGGCAAAGGTAACAAGTAGTTCTTTTTATTAATTAGGAGATAATATGGCTTATCCTACTGTATCAGCCACTTATGGCTACAAGCCAGTAAATCTCATTGGTGGTCAAGTGTATGCCGGATCGACACGTAATATGCCGATTCAATACAACTCCAGCACTGCGATTTTCTATGGCGATTTGGTGTATTTAAACGCTGGTTATGCGGATCGTATTACGTATCCTTTGACTTCTACTAACACTACTGTTGGTGTTTTCTTAGGCTGCTACTATACAAACCCAACGACTAAACAGCGTTTGTTCTCGCAATACTATCCCGGTTCTATTTTGGCTGGTGATATCACTGCAATCGTTGCCGATGATCCTGATCTGGTTATCCAGACTGCTGTAGCTACTGGCGCGGCTACTGGTGTTGTTGGTTCAGCTTCGTCAATTCTGCTTGGCTTTAACATGGCTGGCACTACTACAACAGGTTCAACCTCGACTGGTAATGGCACAGGCGGTGTTGTCGCATCTTCTGCTACTGGCGCGGCTTCTAGTGGCTTCCGCGTTGTTGGTTTGGTCCCAGATACGCAAATCACTTCGTCGGGAACAGTAGTTGGCTACACAACTAGCGGCACGGCTGGCGCTAACTCGATATCAATCTCGGGTTTGACTTTGAACCAAATCATTCCTTTGGGAACTGACGTGTTTAAAAACGTTAATGGTCAACTGCAATTTACTGGCGCTACTACATCAGCTTCGACAACTGTTAGCTCTATTACGTCCCAGCAGATTAACACCATCAGCTTAAATACTAACAACGTTAGTACATTAACAGCCGGTGATGTTTTGGCATTGGTACAAACCCCTGAAGTTCTGGTAAAACTGAACTTTGGTACACACCGCTATAACATAGCATAAGGAGCATAAATAATGGCTATTTCACGCGCACAACTATTGAAAGAGCTGCTCCCCGGCCTGAAC